TGGGTCTGTCTCTGAAATACTACCCGTCACTGACATTGTGCTTGTGATTGCATTACTTGTGATGTTAATTGATAATATTTCAATATTATCTGTCCCATCATTCATTTTTAATTTTAAAAAACCTGATGTGCCTGTATCAACCCATAATGTCCCCGCAGTCACAGAACTAGGTGCTGAACTCCCACTGTGTTGAGAATTTAAAGCTGATAAAATATTATTAAGTTCAGTACGAAATGCACTGAAACCTTGATTCGCTAAACTTACATCTGATACCTGAGCCATAATAAATCTATATCCTTTCTTGTTTAACTTTGCAACCCGAAACCTTTAGCAATATAATCAAAAGTTCTATCAACTGCCGAGCCGCTAGAATTTACAAAAGCAATACTGAAACCATTAACAGTTTTTGAACTGATTGTAAATGTATCTCCCGTTTGCATATTTTGAGCCGCTATACCTAAAGCTGGCACTTCAAAAAATGGATTTGTAAATGTCACTGTCTTTGAACCTGATGAGGTTGCTAAATTACTTTCTCCAAATGTACGTTCTTCAATATTTAATTTAACAGCAATAGATTTTACATTACTAGAGGTTTGGTCATCATCGTTAGTGAGTTTCAATCTAAATTTAGCAAACTTAAATTTAAAAGTTGCTGATTGTGTTATATCGCTAAAACTTGTGCAATCTGCTAGTGAGGTAGTTGATGTTGCTATTTGAACTCTGTGGAAAGCGTGTAATTGTTCAGTCCCGTCAAAGGGTGCTTTAGCTGAGTCAAAAAATAATGCCCCTCTACCCGAATCAAACAAATCATAAGGATTTTCTGCATCAAGAGTAATACTTGGAACTACATCGCCATCATATATTTGAGTTAAAGATATTGAGTTTACAAAATTATAAAAACCTTTTGCGTCCCTGTTTTTATCATTAAAATTAGGATTTGAGGTTGTATCTGTGCCACCTAGTTCAAAGTCTCCACTAGGGCTGTCAAAATTACCAACAGTATCGTCAAAATTAGTGACTGTATCAAGTGTTATAACTGTGTCCCCAGATGGGTCTATTTTTACTGCTAATGGTAAAGTTCCGTCCATTTGATCTGCCCCAGTAAATATGTTTGGTGTTTCTGTAAAACTAGAAACTGTTTTATAAGCCTGTATGCCTGAGATATTAGTAGATACGATGGTTTCTGTTGCCGAACTATTGCCGTTTTTGTCCACCGCTTTTATAAGATAAGAACCCGTCCTTGCTGGAACTACTGCATTATCACACTTTCTACGAGGACATCTAACAAGGTTTGTTGAGTTTATCCATTTAGCACCAGTAAGTACATCTTGAAATCTAATGTCATAATAAGAAATATCTAAGTCACTGTTTTGACTAGGTGGAGTCCAAGTTAATTTCATTTGATGTTGTCCATGCATTTCAACAGCAAAATCTTCAACATTACTAGGAACTTCAACACCACCAACAATTTTACGAGTTGTAGATATAAATGTAGATTTAGCACCGATAGTGTTGACCGCCCTTACCCTGACTTGGTAAGTAGCCTCATCAATTACGTTTAAATGCTGATAACTAAGTATTTTACCAGTTGCTATTTCTCTAAACGAATCACTCACAGCATTACCATCTGGGTCTAAAGTTTGTTTAATTTGAACCTCATAATTATCAACAAATTTGTCTGGCGATGCACCTACTGTAATTAATAATCTAGTAATAACAATTCCGTCTGCATATTCTATAAGTTCATCATCTAATGAAATACTTGCTGGTGGTTGGACACTAAATGGGTTTGGCAAAGTAGTATCTGGTATAGTTGCGGGTGCTACTTGTGTTCCAAAAGCATAATAACTGTCTTGGTGTTCTGTAAGTTGTAAAGTGACTGTATGATCTGTATTGATAGTCATTCCTTGAATCCTAAAAGGTTTAGCTGAGAAAGATGGCGTAGCGTGAGTGACATTGACTATATCTCCAATAGCTAAATCATATCCTGTTGCATCACATTTTAGTGAAACATCTAAACTTGATCTTGACCTACGCAATATAATTTCTGCAAGTTCCTGAGCCTGATGTTGATTTGTAATCATGGGGAAATCAAATTTACCCTCTAGCAATATACCTCCATCTGCTGTTTTCATAACGCTATGTGTATCAGCACTGGCCAATCCTGTTTCATCTACTGGGGGAAATTGTGCTGTATCTGATTGATAAGATTTGCTTGGATTTGTAAAATTAACAATAACTCTGTTATATCGTGAGTTTTTGTTTTTACTGCTTACATTAATGCCACCTATAATATTATCCTCTGTCAATGTTATTGATGCACTGCCAGTTGTCTCAACTAAAACTTTATATTTACCAGCAGTAAAATTTAAATATGATCGAGTGCCTTTGACAAAATCTGCTACAAGGTCAATAGCTTTTTTTGATGTATCTACGACTGGGTGGCTATCTAACAAATCAATTTGACTTGCCCCACTATAAGGTGTGATATTTGCATCTACAACATCGCCAGCAGTTTGCCAGTCTGCAAAATTAGAATCAAAATAACTATCAGCAATACCCATACCAAATCTTTCGTTTCTTAAATAATCTAACATTTGATAAATGCCGTTATCTGAATATTCCCAAGTAGTGCTGTCGTTTTTTCTATGTGAACCAGACCCACCAGTAACAGTGCTATCAAGATTTGGATTATAAACTTTTCTACCTTTTACATCTGCTGTTATATTTGGCAAACCACCAAAAGCATCTGGATTCCATTTAAATTTAAAAGCTATGTACGCTAAACCTCTTAATCTGTGATTTGATGTCCATGATGATAAACCTGATAACAAAGAAGATGCACTTTGAGAGTCTGTTCCATAATGAGGCTCACAAGTAATCAAACTTTCAGCAGACGAATCATCATCAGGTGCTTTAAAATAGTTAGCATCAGAACTAGCAACAGTTCTTTGAGTGTTGTCTGCTAAGTCTCCACTCCAAGTCACTTGATTATCGTTAATAAATATATTTGTAATATCGTCTATTTCTCCCTCAGAAAGTATTATAGCCATATACAAGAACTCGTTGTCAGTTCCAGAACTTTCAGCAAAGACTACATTCCCGCCAACTCTTCTTGTTCCATAGACGATTGGTATATGTGCATTTGCACTGATTTTATTAACTAAAACACCTCTTGCATTTAGGTCTGGTTGATTGCCCCCAAAGTCAGGTATTTCAGGAATAGGATTTAGCCAACTGATTACATCAACAACAAGATCAACAACAAAATCTACAACGTCACTAACGATATCTATTGCATCATCAATTATATCGCCTGGATCACACATCTGAGTACCTCCATAAACCGCCCATCTTTTCAAAGCCGTATCTATCTAATAATTTATCTGCTACTAATTTTGTTGATATAGTTAAATGTATGTGCCTACCTTTTGCCTGATTTTTAATTATATCCATAGTTTGATTAAATAAATTTAATGATCGATATTCTTTTAATATATAAATTACTTGAACTGTTAGCAGTTGTTCCTTAGACCACAAATACTCGTTAAACATAAAAATTGTTATTCCAACTATTTTATTTTTGTCTAAATCTTTTATTAAAATTATTTTTCCTTTTTGTAAAAACATCATCAAAGTTTGTTTCATTTTTGCTCTGTGAATATGAGGATAATCTAAAGCTGGGGCCTCTTTTTCAAACTCATGTAATATTTCAAATATCTCGTCCATGTTTTTATTAGTAGCCTCATAAAAATGAAAACTTGTCATACTCTACCCCATTTAATATCTCTAACTGTAAGTGCCGCAAACTCCATACCTTTATCGCCACTAAAATATCTTTGTTGAGAATTATCTGTCGTCACTCTTCCACTTGTTTTTTCAAAATTACCCCAATGTGAAGTTATATTTAAAACAAGATTTGCAGTGTTTGTATTGTCATTAATTTTATATTCGTCTATTGTTCCAAAAAATAATAAAAATGGGTCAGCTATCAAAGCATTATTTGTATCTAAAAAACCTCTGTAAATATAAACTTCTTTGTTAATTATGTTTTCAGATAAAGCTATTGATATGTAAGTTTGATCGACTCCAGATAAACTTAGTTGTAAGCTGTTTTTTGTAGGTTTGTTTGTTTCATTTACGCCAGTAATATTTTTAAAATGGCCATTTGATTGATAAGTTCTTGATGAGCCTGATACACTAGATGTTATATCAAAGCTGGCGTTTGTTAAATATACTGGTGTGCCAAACTCTATTTCTACAAGTAATACGGGGTCAATAACCCCTGTTGCTAATTCTGTCTTTACCGAACTCGATAATCCTCTTGCCATTATAAACTCTCAATAACATCAAACTCAAATTTAAATAATAAATTTCCATCTTTGTCGTTAGAGTTTGTTTGAAACTCTTGA